AAGATTGATCTGGAATGTTAGGGTCTATAAAGTGTCGTTTTACCCACTGATGCCCTGGTCCTCCTGGGTTACTCGTTGCCCTCATGTAAAGAGGTAGACCACTGGCTTTTGTGCTACGTAACCTTGAACGCATGTATGACCAGGCATAACTTGAAGGCCACTGAGTTAATTCGTCAAACCCTATCCAGTTAAAAGCTTGCCCTTGGTATCTCATAACGTCATCATCTCTGTCGAGGTATGACATCCAGAGAGTTGCACCATTAGGGGCTACCCAAGTCTTATCTCTTTCCATGAACCTTATACCAGGAACAGCCTGTGGATAAAGTTGCTTGCTTACTGATATGAGTTCTCTGAGTTCTTCTGTTGATCTACGTACAAGAAGCATTCGTGCATGTGGATTACTAAAATATCTAACAGGATCAGCAACTAAGCTGTAGCTCTTTCCACCCCCTGCTGCTCCTCCATATAGTACTTCTTGTTCTGTCGCAGCTAAAAACCTAGTCTGTGGACCTGGGTTAGGTTGAAATATTACTTCTTGTTTGACCACAGAAGGGACAACACTCCCCTCTTTCGAGTTTGATGTAGTCCTCATCTGGGTCAAGACTTCTGGTGTTTCTACCACCAACTCTTTTTTCTTCAATCTTCTTCGACTTCCTTGCCGCCTCTTTATATTTTTTGGCATACTGTCGATAGTTTGAAGATGCTCTTCTTCTTTTTTCTTCCATTCTGACACGTTTGTCAAGCCCTACATGAGAAATATACCTACCAGAATTATCTGATAACCACTTAGCTACTTGTCTTAGACTATAATCTTTTAAGAACAACTTAGCTTTTTCTAATAATTCAAGTTCTTCAGGAATTGGTACTAAAAGCATTTCATCTTTTTCGTCTTGTTTGTACCCAAAGGGTACGTGTCTCCCCACCCTTATTAAAGGATACCATTCCCCTTGTTCTCCTCTTAAAGGTATGTGCCAATCAATGTTAGTTGGATGTAATGCCTTTGAAGCTCTTTTACTCATCTTCTTTCGCAGGTAAAATAAATAAAGGCTCTGTAGCTTTTACTTCTACCTTATCTGTTTTAGTAAAACCTGCACGATCTAAAATATCTTTAGCTGCTAACATCTTTTCTTTTACACCTAGATCAGTAGGATCAGCCATAACAGAAAACATAGTGTACGCAGCCTTAGTTGAAGATTGTGCTATAAACTTCTTTGTAAGGTCTGCAATCTCATCTGTCAACACATTAACAATACTTGTTGATGATACAGCATCAGCATAACCTGCTAGTTTCTTAGCCTGAACAGGATCACCCTTTGCTTCCTCAAAAAGGACATCAAGAAACTTCTGTTGTTTTTCTGTAAGTTGTCTAGCCATTCTTCACCATATATGCTACGAGGACAAGAATACCAATTGCTGATACAAGAAGAATACCTGTAATACCCCAGGTTACTATTGCTTCTTGTATTTCTGCTTTACGATACTCTTGATCTCTTTTTTGTTTTCTAATTCTACCCTCAGTGGCTACAAGCTCATCCCAGGCTGATGGCCCCATGCTAAAACTAATCCAGTCTTTTAGCTCCTGACGCATGGATTCTGCTTTTTTCTTAGCCGTGAAAATAGCCAAGGCTTCACTTTCTATCGACTGTCCATTTAGAGCTTTCCACCAGGGAGGGTTTTTATTTTGTTTCTCAGCCTGACCTAAATCAGCCATATGACCTGCCCACTGCTGTAGTTGGGAACTCATATCATTGAGATCCTTACCTACCTGGAATCCTTTCTTCAAGGCGTTGAAGGCTATAGAAGCCCCTGAAATTATTGTTACTGGGTCCACGAGCCTCCTCCCAAAGTACTCCTACTATCATCAATAAAATTATCTGTTTCTTTCAGATAGATTTACCATAGAGTATGGCTCTTTCTATATCGTGCCTACCAATACCTAAATCTTTTAGTTCTCTGTCAGTCATTCTGTTAAGTTGTATACGTGCAATCTTACGTCTTGCTGACTCTGTTCTTGCTTCTATTATTCTGTTGAAGATTCTTTTAAACATGTAACTATCCTTTTGCTGTGTTAGCCCTAACTAGGCAAGGATAGTTATATGTTAGTAGTTATACTATACTAGTGACAAATTTGCAACCCTGTTATGACTCTGACACCCAAGCTTCGTTAATGTCAGGGGTAGAAGGATCATCTGGTTTTAGCCTACCCTTCTCATCCCTAGCACGAACTCTTTTCTTTTCAGGTTTATCCTCACTCATAACAAACTCTAAAACTGCAGGGTCTTTAGTATGCCACTCCCCACGAATATACTCAGCTAGAACAGCACCATACTGATCTATTACTTTGTTATCTTCTACTTTCATTTTTTAACTTTCTTAGCCATGCCACCGTAAAACATTCCAGTCTTACGCATGTCATTCATACCACCCTTGGCATAACCTTTTTTCTTTTTAGGCATTCCACCCTTGTTCATGTAACCCATGTTGTTACGAACTTCTTTAGGTAGTTTCTTTAGACCTGTGTTACCTGCGCCAGGAGCTTTTAATCCTCCTGCTGCATAGCCTTTCTTTTTCATGTTGGCCCCACCCATTGCGTAGCCTTTTTTCTTCATACCCATTCCTCCTTTTGAAAAACCTTTTATCTCAGACATAGGCTCTCCGTATTTATCATCCATTGCTTCTGCAAAATTTTCTAGCTGTAGTCTATACTCATCAGGATCTTTTTTAAACATCCTCATCAATCTATCGTATTTAGCACGATCTGTTTTATTTAACTTCATTACTCTTTCTCACTATATAGATTGTTAAACACTCGTTGCGTATCCCATACATAGTCTACGTTTTCTTTCGAGTTATAAATATGTTGGTTTGGTTTAAAGTCTGGAGCACCTTGTCCAGTTTCAAACCATGCAGGGTGAGTTACCCTCACTCTATTATTGGGCAACGCAACCATGTTACCTGTGTATTCTCCTGCATCTAACAACTCCAAGACATGAGACTGTTTATGTTGTGCAGGATCGTCTGCTACTTCATTATCAGTGTAATCAACAGTGAAGTAATACTTTGCAGGATAGAACTCACCATCTACTTTGGCTATCCAAGGGGCAGGACTAGCTCTTTCTAATTTGTAGACTGAATGCGTATGCGACATACAATCCCAGGGTTGTGCTAAGTATGGTGGTAGCTGTGTAGGCCATTCCTCAAGGGGGGTATCTGCCACGAGTGCTGTAAGAGGCATCCTTGCCCACATTGCACCACCATGTATATTCTCTGAGTCATCAAAGTCTGACTCGCAACCTGTAAAGATAACTTGGAAACTCAGGGTTCTGTTTGGCATGGTGGTCACACCTATGACCATTGCGTGTAAGAACTCTCCCTCGTATTCCTCTAAGTTCTTTGTGTATTCTCTTCGTACCCATGCTTTGAAGTATGGGATGCTGCTAGTAAGAAATGGCATTCTACTTTTTCTTTCTAGCTAGACCTCCCTTACTAGCTCTATATGGTTTAACTTTCTTTGCTACTTTTTTAGGCTGTGCAACAAACTGCTTTCCTTTTTTATTTCCTGCAGCCTTGGCTTTATTCGTAGCAGCCTTTTCTCCAGGTGTCAAAGCTTTCCATGCTTTATCAGGTAAGTACCTCTTCTTACCCTTAGAGGGAGACCCATCAGAAGTTCTCCACTTCTGTTTTCCCCAATCCTTTAACGATTTCTGAGGTGCTTTCATTTCTTAACAGCAGTCACATTCTGGGTGACACTTACGATTGATAATTGCACACCACAATCTTTTTAAATATCTTTTCATGATTTATATCCTCCTCCTGCAGCTTTATACTGCTTGGCTAACATCTGAGCTTTACGAGCAGACCACTGACCAGGCTTACCGCCTTTACCTCCTGCTTTTATTCTTTTAAACATATTTTCTCTTTTTGTGGGCTGAGTATAATTACCTGACTCGTTAACTTTACTAGTAGATCCACCTGTAGACATACCAGTGGTCTTCTTCTTTGTCATCCCACCTTTAGAGTGACCTGTGCTGCTTTTTTTAGCTTTGGCTTTTTCACCTGCTTTTACAGCATCGATACGTCTTTTGTAAACTTTTCCAGTTTTACCGTAACGATAGCCCCCTGATACTTTTTCTACTGTAGACATTACACACCCAATCCTGCCTTAATTTTTTTACATTCTGGTATTGCTAGATACCCCTGGCTCTGAAAATATCTAGCTACTACTAATGCCTCTTGAATACATGCTTCCTCTGTAACAAACGTTGATTCTGTTTTAGCCATGACCTCGCAAGTTAACGCAGAAGGTCCAGTACAGAGGAGCATAAATGCTATCCACATTAGAAGCTGACTGTAGCCCCTACAGTTACGTCACCAAATTCTAGGTCAGCATCTGTAGATACTTCAGTGTACAAGCTAATGTTTGTGCTTGGAACTGTGTAGTCTGCTGTAAAGTCTAGACCTTGAAAGATATCTCCTTCGTCAAGAGTCAGCATATCAATGTCAGTAGACATAGTTAGGCCAATACCCATAGCAGACAAACCTGCTGATGGTGTCATTTCCCATTCCCAGTCTTCTGAACCAGTTGTGTAATTAATGTCTGTGTCTGCACCAAGAGACAGTGTTTGTCCTGCTACAGAAAAATCTTTGGCATAAGATGTTGTTGCTGCTAGTAAGGAAGCAAAACCTATCCATGCTGTGAATACTACGATTTGTTTTTTGTTCATTATCTTACGATCCTTTTTTCCATTTCTTAGAAGGTGACTTTGTTTTGGAGGGACTCCACTTTACTTTATCGGCCCAGTATGCTGCAGACATTTTACCCTTTGATATGTTCTTTGCGTGGCGAGACTTAAACGCCTCTCTCTGTCCTGCAGTCTGATTGGTTTTTACACCCTTCTGACCAAACTTGATATATTTATATTTACCCCCTTCTGAAGCCATAACGTGATGAGACTTACCACTACTGTCATTTAGACGTTGTGGTTTGTTGACCCCTTTAAGACCAACTTCTTTCATTTTGTTTTTGACTCGTTCAGGTATACTCATGTTTTGTACCTGTCATACTTGGGGTTATCCTTTCGTCCAAACAATCTTAGCACAAAGTTTATAAAACCTCTAGCAATTTCTGTAGGCGTTGGCAAGAGCCAACCTAGAATAAGGAGTAAAATAACCCAAGGGGGTATGTTAGTATTGATAATATCTAGGTTTTCCACACTACCTGTTTCAACCTCTTTTAGTACTTCTGTTTGAATTACATCTCTACCTGCAGATACTTCTTCACTCTGTTCTACAGATAAGACTGACTGCCTATTCTCTTTTCCTATTTGGGCATTGCTGTTGACTGTAGGTCCACCAGATCCACCAAAGGGGAGTAGGGATGTTAGCCCACACCCAGATAAAAAGAGGAGTAGTATTAACCACTTCATTTGTCTCTCAAGGATTGTTCAATACTATCTAGCTTGTTAAATATTGCTTTGATAGTTTCTCGCATCTCTTTCATCTCCCTGTCGTATGAAACTCTGTTAGCTTCATACTGAGCATTTAAAATTGCTATATCCTTTTCGTTCTTGGTAGCTTTCATAAACAGAAACCAAACTACAAAGACGAGGGGTGCACCTATCCACTGGATTATAAATTCTAGCATCTCCACTACATTAACTCAAAGTGGGGAGCATCGATAAAGGGTCTACGTCCCTGGCTGCGTCTTAGATCAACATATGCCATCATAGCATCTTCTGCACTGCCTGGGTAAGATCTTATACTTCCTTCACTCCAAGCTGCTCCCCATTTTATACTGCAACCAACTTCTTCTGCTGCTTGCTTGAATGCGTCACAAATATCATCGTACAAGTTTAGTTCCCAGGATACATCTGGTCCTATGTAGGCTACTACATCAACTGCGTGGCTAAAGCCATCGTCTTGTAGTAAATGCTTACTAGCCATTGTCTGAGATCTTCCTGCAGCTACGTTAGCCTTTTGCTCATCTAAGGTTCTGACACCCTGCGTCACTCCAAAGTCTACTTCGGTCAGTTGAATAGCTCTTTCAACTACTGCTGTTAAATGTGGGTGTACACCCTCTAGTCTATCTAGAGATCTCTGGCTTAGTCTAAAACTCATCTCATATCCTTTTTAATTGCTACCTTATTGCCCATTGGCTTACCTGCCATGTAAGCTGTAGCTCCCATGTAAGCTGCTACGATACCTGTTTGAGCAATGTAAAATAACCCAAGCAAGTCTGCTAGGGCTGCTACTCTTGTGTCTGACATTAGGGGTGTAAACAAAACGACTGTGAAACCAATCATCATTATCATAGCTATCCAGGCCATCTTTTTTTGAGACTCAGCCTTTTCTTCTCGTAGCTCTACTTCAAGCATACGTTCCTTCATGGCTACTTCATCTAGAGTAACCTTACCATCACCATCTACGTCAAAGTCTATGACCATTTATTCCCCCACAACTTCTTTAGTTCCACAGACACGTTCATAAACCATGTCATCAACGTAGGCTTCAGCCCACTTGTTTTCAGTGAAAGTACAAAACGTCCACAGATCATTTATGTCTGTGTCTAATAGTTCTAGTTTCTGTTGTTGTTCTGATACTTTGTTTTGTAGATGTTCTATGTCGTGTACTAGATTGCTGATGTACCACACCAGGGCCACCAACTGCACAGCCATTGCGAAAACCAGTGCGACTGGAACCTTTAAACCGTCCATGCTTTACTCCCAGTTTCTTTTTCTGCTTGGATCTAGAACGTCAGCTTTCTTAAGCATACCCTCAAGGTACATAGCTCGTTCCATTCTATCTAGAGATACCCAGTGTCCTGTAGATTCGTAGTAAGCTCTGCGAATATAGAACACGTCAGAACGAGGGATGTGTACCCTACGTAATTTCTTTTCGTTTTTATCTGCTAAAGCTTTGTAGAACTCTTCCAGTACTGAGTCAGACTCAAAGTACTTTACTCTTTTGTTCATAATTTTTCTTGTGTTGGATAGTTGTACCTAAAGTAGTCCACAAGTCAACTGTCGTTTTTCAAATTTCTTACGAAATTAGGACTACAAAGATAGAAATTGTACTAATAGTAATACTATAAGTATTTTACTTACAGATATTATAAATAATAGTAATAAAAATAAAAGGAATAATACCTAAAGTATTACTATAAGTAGTATATACTATTAGTTATACGCCCGACAAGTAAAAAACAACAGGAAATACACCCAGAGGACAACATGTCACACCTCTTCCTCTTTTGTTTTTATGTAGAACTCCCCTACTGCCAGGTAATGCTCACAGACTCTTCTAGATTTAGTGACTAAAAGTAACTGGCCCCCCTTCCTATAGAGGTAGTACCTACTCTTATGCTTGTAGATCTCCATGATCCTAGTTATATTCAAGCTTATTTATTGTGCAAGTGTAAACCACATTAGTTACAAAGTGGTTAACAGACTAAAAATAGCCCCCACTGTCATTGGGCATATATAAATAACGCATACCCCCAGGGTGGCCCATGCCCGACCCCTCTCGAACACATTCAAATATTCATATATATCAATATGTTAATACGATTCTGCAAATAGTTTAATATTAAATTACTTTTAGAATATAGTTTAACGTTAAACTACTTTTATATACAGACCGTTTAATACTAAACTAAAAATTGTTTAGCTTTAAACTATAACCCCCATGTATTCAAACATGCTAATTTATGCATATATCCCCCAGAAAAAGCACACGGTCATATTCATATATTCGCATATGTTTATGCCACCCAGTCACATTCAAAAAGCTGAATACGTTCTTTTATATTTATAATGTATATACACCCAGACTGAGAACGAATCAGGAACGAATCACTTTTACAGAACAAATACAGAACATCTCTTTTTTGTAGCCTATTTTCTAAAAACTATTTTTAAACTTTTTTTTAAGTTATTGAAAACAAACGATTCTTTTTTTACACAAACTATTTTTAATATGCAATTCTATATTCATCGAAACGAACAACGGAGAAAACAAAAACAGAGTCCAACAAAAAAACATAAACAGTCTATCAGACTTTAAATGACCATAGCCAAAAAGTAAGAATAAAACTTGACGGCAAACATGCGGTGTACTGCTAGCCAAGTAGCTACTACTTTCGTCACGGATGCCGTGGGACTATTAAGAAAGTATTGACGTGACGATAAACACGAAAGCCCTAGTAAGGTGAACACC